CGAGGAAATAATATGGTCGTCTTTATGGTCTTTGACAACCCAAGGAGCGGCCTTTCCTTTTGAATCTCGATGGTTTTTCACGTAAGCAACATAAGCTAGTTTAATTAACATTAGTAGAAACCTCCACATTCCAAGCTTTGGGCCACCACCCGCTGCCCAATAACCTATCTTTTTTAGATGAATTACAAAATGTACATGCTGGCACCAAATTCCACAATGCATGTAACCCACCTTTACTTAGAGGGGTTAAATGGTCTACCGCTTCATATGGGTCATTGCAATAAATACACTTGCCTTCAAACTCAACCCGCATTCTGTGGGATATAGCCCCCACCGGAATTGGTTCTATAGAGGCCAAATTCTCAAAAGAACGGCGCTTAGCCCGTCTTTCGTGGTTAAACTCTTCTGTTCCCGTTCTTCCATGCTGATAAAAACGACAGTTCATTCCGCTATATATTAATTGGCGTAAACACCCGCATGATTGTGTAAGTCCTCTAACTAAATCTGCCGCTAGAAAAGATTTCTCCATTCCACAATCACAACGGCATAACCAGCGTGTTTGGTATTTTTTATCAATCACTCCTCTACTAATTACAGTAAGTCTACCAAATCTTCTGCCTACTAGATTGTTAAAATTTACCGGAGGCTCTTTTCGTATACATCCACAAGATGATACACTATCACTAGTTAATGCTGTAGTATTCGTTATCTTAGTTTTACCACATATGCAGGAACATTTCCATAGCTTCCTTTGGCTACCATCTCTATTAATTTTCATTTCGTCAGCCTTACTTATGACGGTCAATCTTCCAAACTGTCTGCCTGTCAAATCAACCGTGTTTTTTTCAAGGATAATCCTTTTCCTATAGCACCCACATGACTTTACTCTACCGTTCCTGAGCTTATAACCAACTGCTAGAATACTTCCTCCACAATCACAACGACATTCCCATAGGACGGATGTTCCCCATCGTTTATCAGTCTGGCGTATAACCGTCAGCATGTTAAACTTCTTACCTGTTAAATCGACAATGGGGCGTCCCATTTTCATGTTTAATACCCTTCGGGTGCCATCTCGGGAGTCTTACCCCGAGTGTTGGCCTTCTCAGCATCCGTCTTGGGGTGAATGGGGTTCTTCCCCCCCGCTTCATTGGACGGGTTGTCAGCGGTGTCAGCCGTCTTCTTGCTGGCACGTACCGGCACTTCGCCGTGTGAAGATTCGTATTGGTAAATCATGCCATCATCACCGATGTAAAGATTGGCTTCACCGAAAACCTTGGAAGCTTTGGTGAGTTCATTCCCCGTTATGGGGTAGTCACCGTCCCAAAATCCGGCTCCGTGCCCATTGCGGGTCAGCCAGAAGTCATGAGCAACCTGTGGGAAAGATGCCCCATCCTCGGTCACTGCCCGATTGATGAGTTCCTGATTGTTGTTCTGAAACGCCTCGCAATCCTCCCGCATTGCCTCAACGGTCTCGAGAGCAAGGTCCTGCGGCCCGTAGTTCTTGTCTATAGGCTCGCCGCCCTGCGGGGTGCTCTCATCATTGCTGGACCATAGTGCGGTTTCGATGTAGGAATCCAAGAAGAAGTCCCCCGTGCGTGCCCGCTTGCGGGCGTAGCCCAACTTGGAGGCTATCGCCATTTCAGGCGGATGCATCATGGGAGCCGCTTCCTCCGCCCCGGCTTCCTCAATTTCGTATCCTCCCCGGCTGAGACCAATACCATTGGCTTGGTCATCCATAATCCAATCCAGAGCCTCATTCATGCTGAATGGACCGGCCTTGATTTGACCATCCTGCTTGACTACCACACTTCCGTCTTGTGGCTCGGGATGCCCCGGAAAATCCGCCTTCTTGGAACCATCCTTCTCCTTGAACATCCGGCTGCGGTATTCCGGCGTCCACTCCAGTTCATCCTCGGGGACGGTTTCAACGCCGTCCAACATGGTGCCGACGTAATCCATTTGTCCCTGCATCTCCTCGTTGCTCATCGGCGTGCTGGGCATGGGTTTGACGGTATAAGGACCCTCTTTGTAGTCGGCCTTCTTGGTCCCGGTGCCCTCATCCGACTTGGGAACTTCTGCTCCCACGGCGGGCTTCTTATAGTCCTTGTCGGCGGCATCCTCCGGTGCCTTGGTCTTGGTCAAGGCTCCGCCGAGAGCATCCTCCAGTGCTTGGAAGGCGTCCATCTCCGCAGGCTCAAGCTGTTCCTTGGCGATAGCGTCCGCCGTCTTGGCGGTGAGGAAAATGCGCTTCTTGCTGCTTGCCGCCTTGAGCAGTTCCGGGTAGGCCCGGAAGGGACTTTCCGTAATGGCCGGGTAGGTCAGCTTCGGCGTGATGTCGGTGACATCCAGCTTCCACGTGTCCGCCGTGGTCATCAAAGCATCGAACCCACTGGAGACCGCAGGGTTGTAATAGACGCAGAATACCAAGTGACGGAGGAGGTTACGGAGCTTCTCTTCGTCATCGGTGAACTGGAAGGCCACGTACTCCCGGATTCCCACCCAGTTGGGGGCAAAGAGGATAAGGGATACTTCCTTACCATCCTCGGTGGTGAATGCCTTCTCCTTGAGGGAGGTGAGATGAGCTTTGACATCTTCCTCTTCATCGAACTCACTGCCGGTCTGCATGGCGATAAGGTCCGCCGCCTCGCTGCCGAGATTGAGCAATTTCACCACTGTCCCGTAAAGGAGGGCAATAGGGAAATCCTTGGGCTTAGAACAAATACTTGCAGGAATAACGAATAGACGACCTATGGAAATGTTCTGTCGGAAACCAAGGTAGAAAAGTTCAAAAGAGATAACATCTCCAGAAGAACGGGCCTTCTTTTCTCCTTGAACGGTTGCCTCAGTGACCTTCTGGAGCAACTCCTCGCTTACTTGAAAGCTCTGAAAACTCTTTGCGTTTATGCTATTGCCGCTAACTGGCATTTTGATTCTCCTTCTTCCGCTATGGAAAAATTAACTTGTGCCATATGCGGACATCTTCCGAAAAACGATTTTGCACTATTGCAGTTAAAACATAATAGTTGATAGGTGTCTTTTGGGAACCGCTCTTTGATGAGCCGCTGGTAAAGCGAGGCTCCAATTTTTTTGTTTCCAAACAACTTCCTAAGTTTAGACCCATCATTGTTTATATGGTCAAGAGTCAGAAACTCAGGGGTTGTAATTTCACATCCGGGACATGAGCACCTACCTCCATAACCTTTTATTATTTGGAGTTTTAGGTTAAAATGCCATTCTTTATGGCGAAGTCTAGAAGACTCAGCACAGCTATTGCAGTAAACTTTATTACGGTCTGAGACAGGGGCGTAACATCGCCTACAAAGTCCTTGTTTTATAAGCTTAGTTTGTCGTATCCTCGCATTTTTGTTTTTCATGTCCAAGTGTACCTGACAATGAATTTTACCCGGCTTGGCTAAGTTTGAACATGCTGTGCATAATCCAGCCTTCACCCGTTCTTCTTTTACCGCTTTATTCTTGTCCTTACATCTTTGACAGGAAGTTTCACCAATAATAGCGGTCTGACCACATCGACCGCAGAGTCCCGCAGCTATATTCTTCCTGTAACGTTCCTTGGTCACCCTATTTCCTCCTACCGTCTTTTCAAATTCCCCAATTGCAATATATCCCTTCGTAGAGCGGGTTCTTTAATTTCAGAAATATCACGAAAATTTTTCATTACACCGTTTCTCGCCTCTTCATGAACACCCGCCGCTTTCATAGCCTCGGTAAACCATGCGAGTAAGGTTGAGGTATAAAAACCCACCTTGGGACCGTCAAAGTTGAAGATGTCCCGCTTGCTGAGAGCTTCCGTGTCCATAATGGACGCCCGCTCTTCTTTGAGACCCTTGACCGCTTCCGTGTAAGTCCGTAGCTTCCACGACTCACTCATAGTGGCATCGTTACGAAGCTTGACCAACCCGGCGCTGACATCGTGAATGACCTGTGTGATTAAGCGGCAGGTCTCGGAAGGGTCAGCTTCGGGGTCCCGGAGCATATCCCGGACTTTGTCCATTAGGGTCATATCCTCTGGTGCCTTGAGACTCTCTACAATTTGACCATTGGATAGGACCTTAACGTCCAAAGATACGGGAGCCTTGAAGTTTCCAGCCTCATCGAAGTCGATGGGCTTTATCTCTGCCGTGGATTCCACCTTGGCTTCCACTGGCTCCTGTGGTTTTTCCATCTCCGGTATTGTTCCCAACTCTTCCATTAGATATCTCCTGCTGTGGGCACATTGCCTATCTCTACATCAAGCCGCTCGGGGGTGTTGTATTCGATATCCCCCACCTCACTCCGGGAAGTCAAGTCATACTCTTCCATGAGCTTCTTGGCATCGGTGGGAGCCTTTGCCGAGGCTACCTTTCCCGTCTTTTCCATACCGGGGAAGGATACCAAGGTTCCGCCCGTCAACCCGCAGTGCATATCTTGCCGGTAGACGCAATCGGCGCACTTGACCGCTCCGATGATGGCGTTGTTGACCGCAAGCTTCTGCTTAAGGAGTTTGCAGTCGATTTGAGAAAGGGCAATCTTGAGGCCCTTCGCCTTAAGAGAGGCGACGAATTCCTTGATTGCTCTCCCGGCGTGTACCGACCCTATCTTATTGATACCATGCTGGTAGATGGACTCAAGGGACTTTCCTTCCTTGTGCATCTTTTCAATGGTAGCGACAGTGAATGGAGCGGAGGCTGTCTTGTGCTGTTCTTCCCTCTCCACCCGTAGGCTCTCTATGGTCTTTGCCGAGGTCTTCTGAACCTGACGGTTGGCAAAGTGCTTGGGTTCTACCCGCATACCATCCCGGTTGGCAAGAGCGACCAAAGCCGCTTTCTTGGACCCGGCTGGCACGCCTGCGGTCAGCCGGTTGACAACCGTGGCAAGCTCCTTGGCATTTGCTACCACGGGTAGGTGGTAGAGGTTGCAAGTCTTGGCCTTAAAGAAAGCGCAGCCCTCGCACCCGGCTACCTTCTTCACGGAGGCGGCACGGGGCTTGATTCCTGCGGCTTTCCAAGCGTTGAACTGCCGGACGCAGTCGGCGGAGCTTACCGGTCGAGACCCCTGCTTGGGGATGGTGAACACCGGCTTGGAGCATTCCGGGCAGAGCGCTACGGCGTCCCGGAACTTCGGCTTGACTTCCTTGTTGCAGTGACGGCAGAAGTTCTTCTTTTCCGAGGCGATGACTTGGTTGTTCTTCTCGTAGGCCGGGCTTTCCATGTCCATCTGGGAGTTGGGGAGGAAACCCTCGGAGGAACCGGGTTCCATGTAGGCGAGGCCCAGAACCCCGGCGTTATTATTCAGATAGGACATCCCCATGTTGTCCTTTTTGTCCAGAAGCTCGATTTCAGCGACTTTCTGAACAAGGGCGGCAACCCGTGCGGGCGGCGTTCCTTGATTGAGGAGTTTCTTCACATAGGCAAGGATTTCGGCGTCAGACCGGTTACGGTTGGCGACCCCTTCCCGTCCATGCTCATCCTTGGAGGTTGCTTCACTGTGGGCCTTCTCGAAGTCCATGGTGATTTCATCGAATAGAGATTCATCGCTGCCCCGTTCATTCTTGTAGTCCTCGGCATGAGTGGCGAGCCGGGTCCTTCCCGTTTGTCCGGCACCCAGCCGGGGGAGGGCCGCTTCCTTCTCTGCCATACGGTTGAGGAGCGTGGCGGACTTAGAGTCGGACGGAAGTTCGGTATGCTTGGACTCCCCGGCGAGGTCGTCAAGGAAACTCTCATCAACGTACTGCTGGGTACGGTCCTGTTGCTCCTCGCCAGACTTTACGGCGTCCTTGAGACCGACCAAATCCCAGTCGGGTTTCCGGTCTGAGAGAAATTCGTCAATGATTGAACTATAAACCTTTTGTTGTGCCATCTTATACCGCCTCCACTCCCTTGTTTCCTCTTGGACTTAGTTTTCTCACTTCACGCATCCTAATAGCAAGAGATTCCCTTTGTTCATCGGACCACACTCTATGGGAATGAGCTTCAACCATCTTCTTTCTAGTTTCATTCGAGTGGTGTCTTCCTAACATTGGCGACCTTATTCCTTTCAACTTCCTTGTTTCAGCCCGTTTTTTCAAAGCATCTGTTGTGGGCTTTATACCTAAATGACTGAGTCTCAACCTCTCTCGTGTTTTCTCCGAAGCTTTACTCCCCAAACGTCCTTTTCTTTTTGCCATCTTTTCCCGGAAATCTGGTCGTTCCCAAATTTCTTTCATGATACGGCTTTGGTTAATTCCAAAAGATGGGTTATGTGGTCCCGTAAACCCCTCCCCTCCCCGGCAGATGTTATATCCATACTCGGGGTCTTGCGCCCGCAAAAACCGAATGAACTCCCGTTCGCACTCATCAAGCTCCTCACGGGTCTGGATATCCGAACGAAGGGCATGAATGGACCAGACTTGGGGGTCCGGGTGCTTGCGCATGGAAGCGAATAAATAAGAACCACCCTTTCCTTCATTGTGTTTTGCAGCGGACAACTTCCGTTGCAAGTAAGCCCTTAGATTCCTTCCTTTATGCTGACCGACATAGTACTTTCCAGTCTTATGATTAACAATCAAATAGATAAACATTTGAACTCTCCTTTAATAACACTGTGGAAAGTCCATTTTTACTTTACAAGGCTAAAAGGTTAAATCTCCCAATATTTCATCCATAAAACCAGCCGGATTGTCTTCCGGTGCAGCCGGGAGATGGTCACCGTTATCAACCTCATCTCCTACCAGCCGAACAATTTTGTTGCCCCGTATCTGCCAGAAGTCCTTGCTGCTTTCGCAGATGAACGTGTTCCCAGCACAGCGGGAAAGCCCGAGAGAGGCAGCTTTACGCAACAACTCCCTCGGGATTCCCGAGGAGGGTAGAAAGTTGAAAAGCCTTGATGTTTCTAGTCCAAAGGGCACTTGCATCCGCAGCTTACCCATGACACTCTCCTATTAGATGGGGTAGGTAGTTAAAATTTCGGTTTTTTACCCCAATTTCGAGGTATACTGTAAGTGGGAAGATGTTTTCCGGGCTGCTTGGCAGTCCGTGGAAAGGAGGGTGAAACTTTATGCGCCTCTGATGCGTCTAAGGAATTGCCGATTTTTCCATGATTTCTCTGGTATTATTATTAGCCGGGAGTGTCTTTATTCCCCGGTATCCACTATTAGCTTGGGAGGATTGAGTATGGAAATTACTCGCAAGGGTCCACCTATCATTAGGCTTGTTCCCGAGGAGTACCCGCCTGAAATCAATGAGTTGCTCTCGCTTCTAGCTCCCTTTTTGATGAAGCTTAAGCAGCAGCTTAAAGATGAAGTCAAGGCCGAGGTTCTCAACGAATTGACCGGTTTGGTTAAAACCCCCACACCGGCCATCATATCCGATTGGCATTTTGGACCCATTGTGGAGGAAGTTGTACCCACCCCACCTGTTGTTCTTCCGGGCATTGTGCCTATACAGATTCCCGAGGCAGCACCAGCCGTTCCGCCTGCCCCAACCCCGGAGCCGGTAATTGAAGTTACTCCTGAACCGGTGATAGAGGTTCCCCCTGAACCAGTGGTGGTCCCGGAGCCGGTGGAAGAAACCGTCCCCGAGCCGCCGCCTGCTCCATGGACTCAGCCGGGTGACCCACCGCCGCCACAACCACCGCCTGAGAAACCCAAGCGGGGTAGGAAACCCACGAAAGTCAAAGTGCCTAAGCCGCCCCGGAAGGGTGGTCGTCCGGCGACCTACAAGAGCGACACGGAGAGCGTTCATTACAAGTGCCGTAAGTTGTGGGCGCAGGCAAATCTTCTGCGCAAGAACAAGGGGCTTCCTCCTATTCCCAAAGCGGAGTTTGAAGCTACCTATTACCTCAAGCATCCTCCAGAGACGGGACAGGTTCCCAAGACGGAACCGGTCGCACCCGCTCCTCTGGAGGATGGCTAATTACCTTAAAACAAGAGACTTAGGGTAAAATCAAACAAGCTCCAATGAAGGTTGTTTTTGCTCCCACCGTACCTCCACCCGAGGGAGCGGTGGTAGCTACTCAAGACGGGTATACGGGGGACATCATTTACATTGCCAAAGACGGGCACTACATCGGGGATGATGGTTTCGTAGTTCCCAAGAACTTTGTGGAGTTCTACGAGCGGTTCCCGACCATGGTTCGCAATTGGGTCAAGAAGCGCCTGTCCACTCAGCCGAACAATGAAGTAGAGGATTGGACACAGGACCTTCTTATCCACCTACAATCTCTTCCTGACGAATCCAAGCACCGGGATGCGGGCAAGACAGACCTTGTGCAGGTGTTCGACCCCTTCCGTCAGTATGGAGCGAGCGAGCGCCGGTTCCGTCACTTCCTGAACGTGTGCCTCATGCGGAAGTTTCTCACAGTGGGAAGCAAATTCTTCCGCAACCCCTTGAGCCGTATGGATAACGTGTCTTTGTCGGCAGCGGAACAGGACGAATTCATCATGCAGTCGGGTGGTGTGGACGAGTACGTCTACAAGAATTCCACCGAGCTTTCCTTGGGCACTGATAAGGAAGCCAAATCGCAGGACGACCAAATGTTTACCGGGGAGTTCATTGACTTTGTTGTTGATAGGAACCCGGAGGTTGCCCCGCTTTTGACCGCCGTTCTTCGCTCCGGGGGCAGCTTTGCGGATACCCGGCGTTTTTGGTGTACCACCTGTGACTGGTTGGCGACCGAGAAAGAAGTCCAGTCCGGCTTGCATTCTGGTCACCAGCTTGGTATTGACCAGAAGGAGTTCAATCGGTTCCGGGGGCGTCTCAAAGAGCTTGCCGGACAGTTTGTGAGAGAGGAATAGGGGGCGTATGCGGCTCTGCGAAGGCTGTGAGCGAGGCAACCACTTCATGTGTGTGGGGCATTACTGCGAATGTGATGACGCAGAGTGCAACGCCATAATGACCGGGCACGTGGTATGCCCGCCTTGTAAAGAAGGCAAGCACATTGATTGCCTTGGGCATAATTGCCATTGCCAGCATTTCAGGTGGAGAGTCTTTACTTGTGCGGAGTGTCAGGCTTACGGGAAAGGTGGAGAAAATGAATTGAATATTCATTGACCTTGACGGTGTCGTGGTGGACTTCGACCGCTACAAGCGGGAACACGGCAAGCCGGGTGAGTGGATTAAGATGCAGCCGGGGGCGTACCTCGCTATGGAGGAAATCCCCGGAGCCGTCGCCGCTATCCGACATCTTGCCAAGATGGGATACGAACCCATCATCGCTACCAAGCCGCCTACGGGCGTGTCGCACGCCTACGCTGAGAAGGCGCAGTGGGTGTTGAACCACATGCCTGAGATGCAGCGTCACATCATCCTGACGCATGACAAGGGCCTGCTCGGCGACCATGGGGACTTCCTGATTGATGACCGGCCTCACAAGGCGAACTGCACCACCTTCAAAGGCAAGTTGCTCATCTTCTGCGAGAACTTTGAGTGGGACCAAATCATTGATTACTTCATTGCCATCCTGATGGCGGAAGCCAAACGGGGTAAGGACTAATTTTGAAAACCCACATCCTCGTAGTGTTAGATATCCATGTCGGTTCTCCTGTAAGCCGGGCGAGAGAACTCATAGAACTTCTGGATAAGGTGGAGTTCGACACCTTGTTGATAGATGGCGACCTGTTTAATGACCTCGCTTTCACCCGGTTGACAAAGGAGGATTGGAAACTCCTATCCTATCTTCGTAAGCTAACCAAGCACGCCAAGGTCATATGGGTGAAAGGAAACCACGATGACCCTGTAGCAGAGGTTGTAGCCCACTTGCTCGGCATAGAGCTTGTGCAGGAGTATGAATGGGAGGAAGGCGAGGAGAGATACCACGCCGAGCATGGCGACCGCTTTGACCACTTCATCAACAAGTATAAGACTGTCACTAACGTGGCGTGCGCTATCTACTTCACGTTGCAGATGATGGATAAGAAGACTCATCGGTTCAGCCGGTTCGTCAAGAAGGTTAGCAAGAAATGGCTCCGCCTGTCTACGGAGGTTGCCACGAAGGCTCTGGCCTACGGGGAGATGAGGGGACGGCACATCATCTGCGGTCATACCCACCGGATAAGTAAGAAAAAGGGGCAGGTCATGTATTACAACTCCGGGTGTTGGATGGACATCCCCAGTACTTTTCTTACTGTTGATAAGCACGGTGTGCGGATGTACAACGTGGACAAGGATGGGGGGATTGAGGAGGAGAAGTGAGTAGGCGACCAGTGTGCCATTATTGTAAGAAACCCCTCAGCGGAAATATTAAGACTAAGATACACCGAAGGGGGAAGAAACAAAAGTTGTAACCTAAAAATGAACTATAAACCCCCTTTGTATGGGGGTTCTATGTTACTACGAGAAAATGCTATCCGAGTTGAAAGTATCTTAAAACAGGGGAATTCACATGGAATAAAGAAGCTTGTTAAAAGACTACGATATATATTCCCCTGTGTGTTAGGCTGTGGAAAAGAAATTTCAGTATATCCCCAAAAACTAAAAACCCACACAGGTAGGTGTCGTCTGTGCGCAGGCAGAAACCGTAAGGACCGAGTGTTCTGTCATTGTGGGCTTAGGGCAGTGGGCCGAGGACTGTGTCAACAGCATTACTATGAGAAATACAAGGAAGAGCTATCGGCTATCGGCAAAAAGTGGCTTCGCAGTCTTAAGGGACGTTGGAGCAACTTGAAGAGAGCAATAAAGTGTAGTGGGGTTCCTTCAGACATAGACCTGCCCGCATATTCTAACCTCATTAAAAACCCTTGTTGGTATTGTGGTGGGTTGCTAAATGAATCTGGACACGGGTTAGACAAGAAAATTCCTAAAAGCGGGTATACTCTACAAAACGTTGTACCTTGTTGTGTGATTTGCAATAGAATAAAAAACAAGTACCTTACCCACGAAGAAATGAAAGTAGCAATGAAGGCGGTGATAGAATACAGGAGTAAAATGAGTGTAAATAACTATTCGTTTCAAAATTAGAGACGAATATGGGCCTAAGCTTTACAGCCAGCTTTCTCATCACATCCCGCCCTTCGGATGCCAAAATCGACCTCCTCACGAGGCAGATGCAGCTTTCCAAGGAACAGGTGGAAATGTGCATCGCCGCCGACCCCAGCCCCAATCAAACGGATTTTGTGACTTGGCTTGCCCGGATGGTGAAGGGTGGTCTCATCCGTCTCCCCGAGGACGCCGAGGGTATCAAGGAGAACCTCTCCCGTTTTCAGACGCAGAAGCGCCAGCCGGGCTTTGGCGGCAACAAGGACATCAACAGTTATAAGACCCCCGGAGACCTTGCCCGGACCCTCGAAGCGAATGCCATGACGGTCATTCGCTCCAAGAATTTTGACACCTTCAAGAACTTGCCGGGACAGCAAATCATCGTTCAAAAGGGTGACTTCGTTATCTTCAAGGTGACCAATCCCGAGGCGCTCCGCATTCTCTCCGACTCAACGGAATGGTGTACCCGCCATGGTGCCGCCAGCAGCTACCTCAGAACCGGACCCAGCTATGTGATTTTCTACCGAGGACTTCCCTTCGCTCAGCTTCACCCCTCCAGCAATCAGTACAAGGACCGCAGGGATGAGTCTCTCATCGTGCAATATCATCAGCCGAGTACGAGCAAGCGTTACAAGGGTTGGGGGCACTACGAGGACGTTCCGGGACCCCTCATTGGTACCGCCATCACCCATCCGGTAGCTCGGGAAGCAGCGGACTACATCGCTGCTGTGGACCCGCAGGTGGATGCGTGGATGAAGAAGCAGAGCCTTAGTGACCCAGTGATACTGGGTCAACAGCTTCTCACCAGTAATGACCACTGGATAGATGGTCATATACTGACCGGCACCCCGCTCACCCCAGAGGAGATGGAGTATCTTAAAATCCAGTGGCCTTCGGTGGGAATCCCCAAGCTTAAGAGGTATGCAGACAAGTTCTATCCGAGGCAGCGGTGGGAGTTGTTCGAGTATGTTCTGCTTAAGAACCTTGGCAAGTACATTGGAACGGCTGTAGAATATGTCAATGACCATATCCGTGGTCGCTGGCCTGCCATTGAACCCACCCTCCTGCGCCGGGCGGCGATAGACAACGACAACGCCACACGGGCACTGAATTATGCTGCCACGGTCATCAAAGGACGTTGGACAGCGTTGGAGCACAAGTTCTGGACTACCGCTGGCAATGAGACCATGGGTAAACTGGCTGTTCAGTATGCCTTGAAGATTATCAAAAAGCCGTGGCGGGAAATATCCACGCAACGGTCTTTCGAGTTCGGCGGTATGCCCCGGCCTGAAATGCTCATGTGCAAGTATGCTCCCAAGGAAGCCATGGAGTATGCCAAGGCGTTTCACATTGAATCGTGGGACGAGTTGGGAGAAATTCTGCTTGCTGACCACAACTATACCACCTACTTTGACTATTTGAATAACATGAAAGGGGGAGCGAGAGACCCCCGGTTGGAAGCCATGCTCACCCAACCCAAGTTAGTTTTCTACAATGTTCAAGAGCCTATGGATAAGCGGGACCGGAGGCAGTGGATGCGTGATAATCCCGGAAATCCTGTGGTCCCCGCCACGAAATCGACCACGAAATATGTCAATAAAGATGCCGTGAGGGCCGACTACGCTGAGCAGATTATCAAGGGTCGCTGGCCTGAGTTGGAGGAGCGATACCTCAACGAGATGAGGGATAAAAAGAATGAACTCATCCCGGATGATTTTGAGCGTCTGGAGCGTAACTCATACCACGATGACAAGTTCCCCGGTGCCATGGGGGGATATATCAAAGATGTCATCAAGGGCCGCTGGCCTGAGTTGGAGGCGGTTCTTCTTCAAAGATACAAGGATTATCCCGACATGTGGCAGAGCAACCAAGCTTTGGTTGCCGGGTATCTCAATCTGCTTAAGCCCGAAAAGCACACCTATGAGGTTCCCAACTGGAATAAGCCCATGGAGCCGGTTGTGGGGGTATGGCCGGATGGTGAAGACATCCTGAAACAGCGTAGCCAACCTTATGAGGATAAGCTGGAACGGATTGCCGAGGCTGAGTATCGACAGGAGACCACTTACCCCGAACCTGACCGGGATGACCCCTTGTGGTATCCGGCGCACGAGATTGCCGAGTATGTACGCTGGCTTCGTCAAAATGGTGAGGACTGGCCCGAAGGCGTTATCCTGTTGAATAAATTGGAAGATTTCCGTGATGCCAAGCGCCGGGAGGCGAAGGCACAAGGGAAGTACTACACCTCCCTGACCAATCGAGTGGCCTCCAACGACTTGCTCAACCCCAAGAGAATCCTACCGCTTGAAAAAAATCCCTAAATTCCTCTCTTCTCGTGGTATACTATAATTGAGGAGAACATGTCTATGGCTTTTACCAAAGCGCAGGCTGTATCGCCTATCACATTGGAAGACCTAAAGCTGGAACCTTCCAGCAAACCCCTCGCCCTAATTTTTTCAGGAAAGTTCAACTACAAGGGCTACGGCAGACAAATCGCTGCCTGTCATCTGGACGCCTATGTAGGCCCCGACCGCAAAGTCTTTATCGCCACGGAGATTGACACCAACCCCGGTTGTTCCATCACCAATGGAATTGAAATGGTCGCTGATGCCGTCGAAGAGCAGTTTAGCCTTGGGCACGTATTCGGCCCCACGTCCGACCGCACCAACATCCTTGTGGAACACTATGATAACCGGAGCTATTCCAGCCATCCCGACCGGGATGACTACTCCATCATGGAATTCAAAGGCGAAAAAGGCAGTTACAAGTACTACAGCGACCCCGGCTGGTGGGGCGTTGAGAAATCCGAAATTGAGCGCCTGATTGGAGGGCGATTATAAATTTATAAAAAGTTCCACCCATCTAAGGGGTAGCTAGTCCAATTTCCAACTATGTATATCCTTTATAGGAGGTTATATGAAAAGAGTTGGAGATTTGACAAACAGGAGGTTGGGGCATTTAGTTGCATTAAGAAGAGATGAATTTATACCCCGAAAGTGGGTATGCAAATGTGATTGCGGCAAAGAATGCTGCGTTGAGGGAAGAAAGCTAAACTCCGGGGTCAGGAGTAGCTGTGGTTGTAGGGGGTTTGAAAACATTGTCGGTAAACGATTCGGATACCTTACCGTCCTTGGATTAAAGGAGATACACAATCAAAAAACTTTCTTTGAATGTCTTTGTGATTGTGGAAAAATAACCGTTGTCGGTAGATGCAAGTTGTTGGACAGTCACACAAGGAGTTGCGGGTGCTTGTACACGCAAACCCGAGAGAGCGAGCGTAAAGCCTTTGGTGCATCCGCTGCCAGAAAAACTGTAAGACAGTATGAACGTAACGCCGTGGCGAGAAACCTTGTTTTTGGTCTTACTAATGAGGAAGCGATTGATATCCTTAAAAAAGACTGTTGGTACTGTGGGTCTCCACCACAGCGGGAAGTGCGGCTCGCAACGGGATACGGATACTTTATGTGCAATGGAATCGACCGCTTAAACAACGACCTCGGATATTTAAAAGATAATATCGTTCCCGCTTGTAAGAAATGTAATGAGAGGAAGAAAGCGGATTCCGTTGATGAGTTTCTGCATTGGGTGGAGCGCATAGCGAAATACAGATTGGGGTTAAAATAATGAATATCCTATACTATCCCACAGAGATTTTACTCCAAAGGTCTGAGACGGTTACGGAATTTGGCGAATTTTTAGTAAAACTGTGCAATGAAATGATAGAAATAATGTTATCTTACAACGGTTTGGGTTTAGCTGCTCCCCAAGTGGGTGTTAGTCGAAGAGTCTTTATCATGAAACTTGCGGACGGTAAAAAAATAATTGCTGTCAACCCAAAAATTACGCCTAAAGGTGAGTATAAGATTATTGAGGAGGGTTGCTTGTCCTTCCCAAATTTTTACGGACCTGTTTCTCGACGGGATGAATGTACAATTATCTATCAAGAGCCAATGAGCGGGAAAGAAACGACTTTGGAACTCACGGGTTTAGACGCTCATTGCGCTCAACACGAAGAGGACCACATCAACGGAATTCTTTTTATTCAGAGGATGCCGAAGCATTATCGCAAAAAGCTTTTGAAGGAATGGAGCAAAAAGCATTAAGTTGCCCGGCCCCTGCCGGTTTGTAGGACTCGCATCGCCACGGGTCTGACGTTACGGTGGGGAAACAGGGACGGCTCTTTTAGGAAAGCCAGAAGCCTCATAACCTTCCGGCATCCGTTCGACTCGGATGGAGCCGCCGACCATGGGCGCAGAGTTTTCGGCGGGTAGCTCAGTTGGAGTTCTTAGACTGGAGGGCGATAGGCCATCGTTGCCAGTCTGAGACTTATTCGAGGCCGGGGAGGCTAGTGACCATAGCCTTTTCGGAATCGGGTAGAGAGCACCCTCATTCACATGAGGGCGGAGTGAGATTTCCAATCTCCGTATCAAAGGGCTGGTAACCCTAAGCCCGCCCAAATTTCAAGGAGGCTGTATGGCATCGAAGCGTAATCCCCATCTATCAAGGTTGAGCACCGAGGAGTTGGAAGCCGAACTTGAAGCTCGGGAAGCGGAGGGAAATGCGCCTCCCCCGCTGCTTGAGAAACCCGACTGGAACAATCTGAAAGCTTTCGTGGTGAGCCAGATTGAGGAAATCTCCAAGCCAGACGGCTATGCCAAGGACTTCGAGCACTATGTGTTCGAGCAAGTCATGAGTACCCTTTATGGCAAGGGATTTTGGGCTTGGTACAATGAAGGACCCTGCGAGCGTGCCGGTGGTTAAGGACAACCATGACCCCGTTTGGAAAGGTGTTCCAAATCCGTTGGAAGGAGGCACTCGGCAGACCCGAGTGCCCCTACCTTTATCGGTGGACGCTTATCATCTTCGGGTTCTCCATCCGGCTCCATCACTGGCTCCGGTCAGATGACCGGCGTTTTTTCCACGACCATGCCAGCAATTTCGTATCTATTATTCTCAAAGGTCATTACAAGAATGTGACCCCGGATGGGACCTTCGAGGTTAAGGCCGGGTCTATCTGGAAATCGGACGCCTTGCGCCGTCACTACTTGGACATTCCCAAAGGCGGGGCTTGGACTTTGCTCTTCTGTGGTCGGCCCTACCATAAGTGGGGATTCTACGTGAAGGGGCACAAGTGGCGTCCTTTACGCTATTTCAGCAAGTTTGGAATCATTCAAGACGAGAATTACCAGTAGGAGACGTATGGGAAAGAAAATTCAGATGTTAAGCCCGGTGGTCTGCTTGCATTGCGGAGCGGTCTACGACCTGTGTGCCACGGAACCAATCGCCCGCCACGCCGACTGTGACGTATTCAAAACACCATGCTGCCATCGGACCGCCGACACCCACAAGTGGAAGGGTCTGCCAGATTACCAGGACCTGCGGCAGGATGATTTCATGCCCATGGATATCATGGGGAACATGCGTCATATGCGCATCATCGACCCGGAGGAAACTCGGGCGGCTATCAGGGCCAAGGAGGTTGTATGAGCACTGGAACACTGACTTGCACCGTGGGATGTAACAGCGTCCAAATCAACAAACGGGGCGATGACTGCTTTGGAGCGCCCAACACCATTTACGCCCGAGTCATCAGCCGGGACGGCAACAATGTCTACCTTGAAGAGGCGGATGTTGCTAAGATTCTTGAACTTATGGGGGTTTTGAAGGACGTTATCTCCCATGGCCTGACCAGCACCCCCAAGGACAAAAAGGCGTGGGCAAAGAAACGCAGCACATTTTCCTCCACTGCCGCCTGACTTCGTGGTATACTGTTACTGAGGAGACCTATGGAACTCGAAAAGACATCGCACAGTGAACAGTACATGGATTACTCCGGGGGTAAGGAAAATGCCCCCACGCTGACCGTTATGGTCGGCCCGGCTGGCTCAGGAAAGTCCACCCATGCCCGCAGTCTTGTCAACTGGGCAGCGGGAGCGACCGTCCGGGTAAACCGGGACACCATCCGTGCCATGCTCTACTGTGATTCCCCGTGGAACCACTCGAAGGAAGATGTGGTCCGCAAGTATGAGGAAGAGGGCATCCGTATGTTCCTCGCCATGGGACTCAACGTCATCGTGGATGACACCAACTGCGTGTCCCGCACCCGGCAAAAGCTGGAAGAGATTGCCCGTGGCGCTCGGGTAAAGTTCTGCCTGCATGTCATGAACGTGGACAAGGAAGAGTGTAAGCGGCGGAACGCCCTACGCACCGGCAAAGAATGCGTGCCCGAGGAAGCCATCGACCAACAGTTCAAGCGGCTGCGGGAAACAACCGTCCGCCCGGCTGGCTACGGTCTGGATGAAACCAACCGGGCGGTAGACGACTGGAACGAGCTTAACGCCGTCATCGCCGGGGGCAGGGACTTTCACGAGCGCCTGCCGGGCGCACCGTGGGTGTTCTGCGACGTGGACGGCAGCCTTGCCGAGAACGAGGGCGAGCGGAACCAGTTCGACGAGACGAAGGTCCTGCTGGACTCCTGCCGGGAGGGCGTGGCGAAGTGGGTCCGGGGACTGTACAGCACCCACAATATCGGAATTCTCAGTGGAAGACACGACTCCTGCTCGACAGACACTTGTTCTTGGCTGAGTTGTTATCGGGTGCCATTCGACCTCCTCTTGATGCGCCCGGCTACCAACTTTGACCACGATTATATCGTCAAGCGACGGATTATGGAGACGATACTCCGGGTCATTCCGAAGGAACGAATAGCTTTTTTGATTGATGACAGATGGCAAGTAATCCGTATGTGGAAGGACATGGGGTTCAAGGTTTACCCTGTGGGCGGAACCACGGACCACTCTGCTACTTGCCAGTTCAAGCCGGAAAAGAAAGGTTGGAGGCATTGCCCCCGATGCGGAGCCTACGAAGATTTTTGACGACTGAACTATTGGATGCCTATATTGGGGGGTGCTCCAATAGAGCATTCATAGACTATGTGGAAACTGAACTGCCCACGCTGTGGGAAGGAAAGGGAATACAAGCGGTATAGCTCCTATTGGCAAGCGATTAAAGACGGCTCAATATGCCAAACTTGTTCAGGAATCAAGAGCCGTGCTTTGACGCCAGAACAAGAAGAACAAGCAGTAAGCCTCAACAAAGACGGGGTGTCTAATCGTAAGATTGCTCTGCAATTTGGCGTATCGAGAAACACGGTCAGAGAAACACTGAGTAAGCACGGACTAAGGTCAAGCTCCCGTATCAGGCATAGGCTGGATATCATAGATGCCGAACGGGCGAGATGTTGGAAGTGTAAAGAAGTGAAGCCTGTCGGTGATTTCAAGTTGGTTGCTCGACCGGGAAATGACCCATACAGGGAGTCGGTGTGCCGTGGATGCCGAGAAAAAGAAAGCACTCTCAGAATGGCCTCTGATTTTCGTAAATACCTGAAAGCAAGATGGGGCAGGCTTAGAAAAAGTTCTGAGAAAAACAAGGTGCTTTTCAGCATCAACCCAGAGGACCTATATCGACAGTATGAAGAACAGGATGGTAGGTGTTTCTATACCGACTATCCACTCAGTTTGGAGCCTAATGCAGCTTTAACCCTTTCGGTTGACAGGGTAGTCCCGGAAGGGGGGTATGTCAAAGGAAATGTCGTGCTCTGTGGTAAACGGGTGAACACCATAAAAAATGATGTAACCTTGGAGGAAATGATGACTTGGATGCCCGATTGGTATGCTCGGGCGGAAAAGTTCAAGAGGGTCTTATGAGCATCTGTGGCAAGCCAATGCCGAAAGCGAGGAATGGAGCCGACCGGGGAATCTGCACTAGACCACATAATCATGGTCCCAAAGGTGGTTGTCACGGCAACGGCACTTGTTTCGGATGCGGTATTAAACTGACATCTTTAACATCTAGTTTTTCTGTTGCTAACCGTGGACAAGGAGAGTGTAAAGTTTGTAAAAAAGAACGGTGCAGGAAGGACCGTGGTAGCCAACCACTTAATGTCCAGAATCCCGGAGAATTTCACGCTTTTCCGTGTGGGTGCAGTGGAGTTCTCCCTGTAGAAGGTTCAAACAAGTTTTCTATGGCAGGAACTCATCGAGGGAAAAGACAATATGTTTGTCGTGTGTCTTTCATTATCAAGGGTTCTAATGACAGAGCAAAAAAGGGGAGATACCAACCCATTTTTCAAGATACCCCTCATACGGTAATTCGTAAATTGATGGAGGAGCCTAACTGCGAATGTTGTGGAGAAACACTGTCATGGAAAGTGTTAGCACGTGGAAAAACTCCCCACCTTCATCATGACCATAAAACAGGCGAAATCTATGGATTCGCCCACCCAAAATGTAACCCTTTAGCAATGGAGAAAGAAATAGAACGACTGAAAGCCTTGCTTAAAGCACAAGAGATGGATTTATGAAGCTTGAAAATCTGCTAAACATTGACGAACTGAACAAGCAAATCAGGGAGGGTTTTATCAATGAGCGCCGTCACCCCGCACTGCCCCTGCGAATCCTGAATTACTCGAATCGTTGTACTTTCGAGAATCACTGGTCTCTTGAAGCTTGTATCTGCCGTGGTCTGATTGTGGATGACGCCGGGGTGATTGTATCCAGACCCCCATCAAAATTTTTCAACCTCAACCAAAGAGGACCCCACATTTTCCGCAACAATCAGGGGGAGTTGGAAGTTCAAGACGAGACGTTCACCCCAGAGTTCCTCCTCGGGCAGGCGAAGATGTGGAGGTCTCCTATAACCATCACCCGCAAGCTGGATGGGTGGGCGGGAATCTCGTGGCACTACGAGGGCATCTACGGGGTCGCCAGCCGGGGTTCCTTTGACTCGCCGGGGGCGCAGTATGCCACGGAGAAGGTGCAGAAGTTCGTCAAGTATAGGGCGTTCGCTGATTTCCTTCCCGAGGATACCACTCTGTTCTTTGAGATTATCTCCAAGATTACCAAGGTGGTTGTCCCCTACAACTTCGAGGGGCTGGTGCTTATTGCTGCCATTGCCAACGAGACCGGGGAGGAATTGGAATACCCCGAGCTTGAGGCTTTCCACAAGCAGCTAAACAGCTATGCCAAGGACCGGGACTGGTGCCGGTTGGTGCCGAAGTTCGACATGTCGGTGGAAGAGTGCATGGCGGACAAGGACATGACGGAGGAGGGCTATGTTGCTGCCGTCTACCGGCCTCACTTCCCGCCTGTCCGGGCGAAGGTGAAGCTCGCCGAGTACTGTAGAATCCACAGGATTGTCACGGGAGTCACACCCCAGAAAATCTGGCAAGAAATGCACAATCCCATGTCTCCCTGGCTTGACCATAACAGCAAGCTGAACCATAATACAGGTGAAGTCCTCTACGATTTGTCTGTTCCAAGGGACTTTGCCAAATGGGTCAAAGGTTGGCAGATGGGATTGTACAAGGCGTTCCACGATAAGCTTTTGCAAGCCCTGAAAGCACAGAAGGCTTACAACGAGTTAGAGCGTGGCATCTACCCTGAGCACCGAAACAGGCTGCACTACTTGCATGGGTGTTTTCCCGTTGATATTGTCAATGCTGCCATCAAGCTAGAGAACGGCAACATTGTTGGAGCCTATGAGATTTTATGGAAGATGGTTCGTCCCTATGGTCGGGAGGAAACATACTATTTCGATGGCAAGGGAGAATGAATATCAAAAAATGAACTACCCAGTGCTTAGATAAATGCAAATTCACTAGGTGGGTTCATAAATGCCGACTAAGACTAATGATAGTATAATCGCACAAATCCTGAGTCTGCACCAGCAAGGGCTGAAGGACAAGGAGATTGCCGATAAGCTCGGAACGAGCAAGACCAACGTCCAGCATTATCTGGAGGGCAGGAGGGTCGTCCATAGGCGCAAGAAGGGTGACAAAACCCCCATAACCGATGATATACGGAGACAGATTATCCAGTTGCATGCTGGGGGCCTGAATGATTGGGAGATTGCCAGCGAACTTGATATAGGAAAGAGCACAGTCTCCTCATTTTTGCTTGGGAAGCGGGTCATCAACCATAAGCCAAGAAGGCAATACACGGGGGATGGTCACATCATCTGTTCTATATGCAAGCACTCCAAGTCCTCTGATGAGTTCGGCTCTCCAAGGTCAAACGGAAGGACGATATCCGAGTCATCGTTCTGCAAGGAGTGCCAGAGAGATAAGACCTTCAAGCGGCTATCCGACCCGTTAACCTATCTCCGCAAGCGGGTGAACGACTTGGCGGCAAGGTCCCGGAAACTCGGGGTCATTTTCAGACTGACGGTAGAAGACGCTTGGAGGATATATACTGAACAAAGGGGTAAGTGCTTTTACACAGGCGAACAGATGGCGCTTGCCCCCCGTTCAAAGGTGGCGGGCTTAAGAACATCATTGTCCTTTGACAAGGTAGTTCCAGAGCGGGGGTATGAGGAGAGCAATGTAGTCCTGTGTACCTACAAGGCAAACGCCGTCAAGCAGGACTTGACCTTGGACGAGATACGTGATTGGCTTCCGGGATGGTATCAAAAGTTGAAGGCATGTAGCCGTCTCGGCATAGGAAACATAATGTGCGCTCTTTGACCTCAGACAGCGGCGGCGGTCGCCGCCAGCACGGCAATAGGGATGACTTGGTGGAGATATTGGCGCTACCGAGCCTTTCAGACTTGGAGATGGGTATGTTCAAGGTGGGAGACAAAGCGGAAACCACAACCGGTCTCTCCGGGACGCTGACTGATTACGATGTGATATTTGGGAGATTTTTTCTCAGGTGTCCCGATGGATTCGGGTTGTGGGTACACCCCGAGAACCTCAAGTTACCGCTCGGGAACAAATGCCCTGTAAACGAGACAAATGAGACAGATGTTCCCGTTCGGGAACGGAGCAACATATGAAACAGAGCCGATTCTATATCCACTATATTCTGACTGACAAGGGGGAGGAATCCATCGAGTTTTCCGACAAGCTTTGTAAGCTACTCCGGGAGCGCTTTCCTGCGGACACGTTCTTCCAGAAATTCACCCCGGAAGTCATGAATCCCAACCTCCCCGGTACGCCCGGTATGGACCGCACTACCCTGACGTGGAAGCCGGTGGAGAATTCTAAGGTTCTGCTCATTGGCATTGGTGTCGGCGGCTTGTTCGGTTACCGATTGCAGCTTGAGAAAGAGTTTGAAGGTGTATCCCTCATCGCCGTCTGTCCGCCGCCCGGCCTCAGCCTTGCCCCCGCAGGAGGTCCAAGAGCGGTGCTGTACGGCTCCAAGGAAGGCGTGTACTCCCTTCCCATTGAGAAGTACCATGTGCCGCACACGCAGACCTTTGGCATCCCGTCCCTCCAGCATGGTCCCCAACTGGCGTTCTATGCCATCGCCTACTTGGTGGACAAGTACATGCAAGAAGAGGACTTACTGCCGGAAATGAGAAAGTTATGATACAGGGACCACCGCCGACAAAACGGGAACCTGAGTGGCGTCCAATACCGGATTACGGGGACGTATACACCATTGAGGATTTTTATCGCAACATTGCCCCCGTGGTGGGAAGCGACGGTATAGGATACTACGCCCGGCCTCCCTTGATGTCAGACGAGCGCATCAACCCCTGCGTGTGGGACCACAACTTTGACGAGCTTTACACCCACATAATCTGGTTTAATTGTTAAAAACAACTTCCTAATACTATTATGGGGGAGGTTGTTATGTTCATTTATCTAATCGTCAATAGTATAACAGGAAAATACTATGTTGGGCAGCACAAGGGAAATAACTTAACAAAGTATCTACAGCAAAAATTCAATCATGCCCAGACGGGAATCTCCACCCGTTCCCACCTCTATAATTCAATGAGAGCACACCCTGACCCTAAAGTCTGGTCTATTCATGCTCTCCGGTCGGATATCCAGACAAGAAAAGAACTTAATGAAATTGAACAAGATTTTATTAAGTTTCTAAAGTCTCAAGACTCAGAGTATGGCTATAACATCTGCCGAGGAGGGGAAGGATTTACGGGGCCTGTATCTCAAGAAAGTCGCCAAAGAATGTCCCAAGCTCAGAAAAAAAGATGGTCTGACAATAAACTTCGTGCCGAGAAAAGTGAAACCAGTAGAGAGGTGTGGGCTAAAAATCCAACCCTTCGTGCTAAAGTCACTAAAGCCGTAATTAAAACATGGGCTAACTCGGAACTTCGTACCCTTCGTTCAGAAATTAGCAAAAAACTGTGGGATAATTCCGACTTTAGAAAAATGGTTAAAGAAAGCAGAAAGAGGGGTAAAAAATGGAAGTTAACTCCTCAAGGACTTGAAAAAATAAAAAGGTATCATATGGGTATAAAGCTAACCGATGAATCACGAAAGAAAATAAGTGGGGGAATAAGAAGAGCTTGGATAGATGGTAAGTATAACAAGAGAGTAACTAAACACATAACAAAAACGTAGAACATTAAGGATAACTGTAGATTTTTGGTTTTTCACTAAAATGATGGAGTTTCGTGGTATACTGTAGGTATGGAGACTATTCCACAGGTTATCGCTTCCGAGCTTTCCTACCGCCGCCAGTACTATGACGCCGGGCCGACTTCCGGGATGAAGTGTCGATTCTGTTCTCAACCCATCCAATTTGTCTTTCTGCTTAAGGACCCGTGGGGCGGAACCCTGCCCATCGGCGAATGTTGTTTCCTCAAGCTCAAAGAGGTCAATCCTGCGGTCTACACCGGTCTGGTAGCCAGCTTGATTATGTTGCAGGGAGCGGCTAAGGACCAGCAATCAGACATCGACCAACAGGCTGAGGCAGGACTGGTCATTACTCACCGGGACGCCTACAAGATGCTCCTCCGAAGCGGACGTGCCCGCATCACAGCATACCGGGTAGCCTCCGGGGAGAAGGAGTGGTTGCCAAAGTCTCTTTTTGAGTTGCGGAAAGAGATGCGAATAGCCCCCACCACCAATGCCCGCAAGACTAATAAGTCCCTTATCCGCTGGTATCAACGCCGGATTGGCGTCCTGCAAGAAAAGCTCTCCCAACCCCAACAGTAAAGTTTGCCCTATCAGTATCTTTTATAGACGGACTGGAGGCGGCAAGTGGTAAACAAGCTCTATCTCAGGGCAAACGGCATTGACATATCTAAGGCCCGAGTGCGGAACAAACTGGTCAATGGCTCCCCCTTTGGCGGCAGTGAAGTGGTTATCGAAGTACCTCCCATGGAGCATATGCCCGGCTTGGGGGAGATAACTTTGGAAGATGCTAGAATTCCCGGACTTCCTGATTTTAAGTTAGAGGTAAAGCAAGGGAACGGCGATTGGAGAACCGTAAGTATTCCTGAACTTAAAGCGATTTTGGCTGGAAAACCAAATGGCTAAGAAGAAGAGACAACCCGAGCTAGACGAGCTTCTTTTCCAAGACGAAACCCCTCCCGAGGAGGAGAGGGACGACCTTCTCTTTGACGACCCGGAGGAGGAATCCCAAGAGTCTGACGAAGAGGAAGAGGAAGAACTTATCCCCGAGCTTGAAATTGGAGAAAACGGACACATCCGTCCGCACCACAAGCGGGGTCGCCGGGAAGATGACGAAGAAGAGGACTCGCCGGTAGTACTGGACTGGGATGAACTGTAATTAAAAGTAAGCAAACCACAGTATTAACCGTTAATGAGCGAATCCATTTGTCCTCTTATAACCCAATACACTAACGAATTGGGAATAGACCCGCAAGTGCTTGAAAGACTGTATCTTATCCGAAAGTGGGACATTGACCCCAACCACCCAGAAATCACTCCCATACCATTCAAATGGCCGTCTCTTCTAAGGACCAAAGTACTCAACTTTGATACCGGGCAAGAGGAGGAGCCCCTTAATATCAGGGAATATCAGAAGGTTCAAATTCATCATCTATCACGGATGAACCGCTTTATAAATGGAGATAATGTCGGACTTGGAAAGACCATTGATGCCATCGCTGCCTGTTGTTGGCTAAAGGATAGATTACCAGACATAAAGACCGTAGTAATTACGACTAGGAGTACTACCCACCAGTGGTTCGATGAATTATCTCGATTCAGCAACCTACGTCCTTTTGTGATGCGGGATATTTATCGAGGGAAGAAATCCTCCGAATCCAGGTATCAGCAACTTCGTGATTTCTTGATGGGAAATAAGAAGGATGTACTTATATGCAAATACTCTTCTATGATAGGGGTAAGGAAGAGAGTAGAGGGACGGTTTGATGAAGATGGAAATCCCGTAAATAATGGAAAAGAGAGGATTTCGCAAGAGATAAAGACATTTTCAGAGATTCTCAAAGAGTACAAAGACAAGACTATTCTGATATTTGACGAATGCCATAGATTCAAAAGTCGGGGCACCCAGACCCGTGCCTTAGTTATGGCTTTAGCCAAGCAGGGGCGGTGGGTGTGGGGGCTTACCGGAACTGTTATGAAGAACTCTCTCGATGAGTTTTATAATGTGGCTTCAGCAATCGGAATCAAGCCATTTGGGAGCTTATGGGACTTTGATGAGGAATTTTGTCTATTCCGAAAGCAGTATATTGGAAGAGGCCGTCATATCCGGGTTCTTGCTGGGTATAAGAATGTAGAGAAATTTAAGCAGGGTATTCGTCCCTTTTACTTAGGTAGGAGTCAGAGGCAAGTCAAGGAGCCGCTTCCACGTCTAGTCACCATCTACCATCCGGTGGAACTGGACGAAAGACAGAAAAAGCTTTTGCTGGAGGATATACCTTCAGGTAAATTCCAACTTCCTCCATCCTTGGTTAAAGTAGCGGGGGAAGTCTATGAGCAGGAGAGGGACCCTGATAACCAAATGACTCAGCTTTCAGTTCAGCAATTGGTTGCAAATCATTGGGCATTGCTTGACCCGTCAAATGAGAAGGACTTTCATATAAAAACATTAAGCCCCAAAGAAGAGTCGTTGCTTTACCTTCTGGATGGTGATTTGTTGGGGGAAAAAGTTATTGTTTTCACTAAATACCGAACCTTTATAGACCGGCTTGACTGGCTGACGAAAAATGGGCACTTTACTAGCCGCAAGTTTCTCAGAATTACAGGACGGGAAAATGAGAAGCAAAGAAATGAAAGTAAGCGGTTGTTTCAATCTCCTGATTCCGGCTACGACCTAATCGTTATAAACTCCGCTGGATTCGAGGGTATTAACCTTCAGCAAGCTCCCAATATGGTATGTCTTGATGTCCCCTGGTCGTTTGGAGACATGCTCCAACTAGTTGGTAGGATGGTAAGGATGGCGTCTCCACACACAGTGTGTACTCTACACATTCTTCCGGCAAGGGGAACAGTGGATGAATATGCCATAGATACGCTTAAGAACAAGAGGGGGGTCTTTGCAAAGATTCTGGGGGGGTCTTATACAACAGGCTTGTTAGATAATGAGGAGTGCCTTGATTTAGATGCTGGTAGTATAGAGTCCGCCGCCTCCGATAATGAGTTTCGTTCTCTACTCAAGGCGCATTGCAAAAAACTTAGTCTGGGGAAGTTCTTAAAGGGGGAGTTTCTGGGAATTTCTAGCAAAGAAGACGAAAGAGTAATGGATGATTAATCCATCCATGGCAATAAATAAGAAAAAACGGGGGCATAACACTGAGTACGCCTTCTTGTGTAGAGGTTGCGGTCGGGAAATTTGGAGACGAGGTTGCTATCTTTCTAAAAACGACTCTCCTGGGTACTGTCACACGTGCGGAAATAGAAAAATTTGGAGTTGCAAACTTCAACCATTTGAGCACATCTTAACCTATCTGAAAAGACAAAATCACCCCGTTTTCTTATCCTACGAAGAATTGTTGGAATTCACACATATAGAAACCTGTGAATATTGTGGCTCATTGGTCTCATGGGAGTCAAGAAAATCATTTAAGCGTTGTACCCATGCAACAAACCTAGATAGAAAAAACAATAGCCTTGGATATTCTAAAGATAACTGTGTTGTTTGTTGTTGGGAATGTAACCGGGTAAGGGGGAATGTATATTCATATTATGAAATGAAGAAAATTGGAAAGTTGCTAAAAATCTTGAAAAATTCAAAGAAATCCAGTAATAATAAAGGGGAATGCAATGAGCAATATGGTGGTTAGGTCGGTGACTATCTCCTTGGAGCTTGCCGACAAGGAGTTTGGCAACGGCATGAGCCGGTTCTTCAATATCAAGGGGGCTTACCAAGAGGGCGACACTCCCTTGGAAGAGGTCGCTGATGTGGTCGATGACAGCCTGACCATGTTTATGGCCGCTTGGAAATCTTTGCTCGGAAGTAAGTGTGCGCAGGGCAAGATTGACGGCAAAACCATGCAGGATGAAGTACGGAAGGTTATCAAGCGGACAACGAAGGTTCAAGCCTATCTCAGGAAAGAAGATGGGAGTGAACCAATCACAAACGGACCCCCGGCAGGAACAGAGGGTCAATCAGAGGGAACTTCATGACGGGACTTATCAATGTCAAAGCGGCTATAGACTCCTTCCAAGCGGAACGGCTATTGGTCGGAGCTTACATCTTGGAGCATATCGAAGGGGTGGTCACCAAAATTGCCTACCAGTCCAACGGGGACGCCATTTCCTACGAGGACATGTATTCCGACCTCGCTGCCGAGGTTGACAAGCTGCCTAAGCTCAAATTGGAATTGTCGGTCCCTCCGGGCGGTGAGTCCCAATACAGCATCCAGCTTACCATGGCGATGGAGACGGTCGCCGACGACTGCGACCGGGTATCCCATAAGGTGAGCAAGTTCGAGAGCAAGATTCGAGAAGCACAGGGCAAGCTCAAGCGGCTGCATGGGGAGTTTGGGGCATGGTACTCTCTTGCCGCCAGCAAGCTCATGGAAGAAGAAGCATACATCCGCCTGAATGCCGCACAGGTCAAACAGCTTGCCGACGCTGAGTTTTCCCGTTTGACTAACGACCTTGATGTCACCATGGAGAGCCTCATCAACACCGTGAAGTCTCTCCGGGGGGAAATCAAAGAGCATAAGCGCACGCAGGCCGACAAGTACAACATGGGGAAAGACCAAGTGAATGCCAGTTGGACTTCCCACATGCCACTATTCAACGGCAGCGGCGAAATCACGAC